AAAGGCGGGGGTCTTCTTTATGTGGAAAACTATTTATATGTGAGGCAGGAGTATATCTTTTGTCTCACCTAAATTATAAACACATAAATGGAGGGTTTTAAATTATGGGAACAAAAAGAGTAGGCTTGGCGAGAACCCAAGCACTAATTCAGAATTTAAAAAGAGAGTTGCAGATGAACGGCACGCAGCTTGTTGGAGTTAAAGGCAAAGTGGACAACAGTACCCTGAACACGGGTGCGGCAGTCACCACTACGCTTACGCGCGCCCAATCTGGAACGCACTTTAACATTAATGGCACCGATGATATTGTTGTCAACATGCCGGCTTTGTCCACTGCCAACGTAGGAGTGAAGTATTCGTTCCTTGTGACTACTGCAGTCGCTAGTGGCAAGTCGGTTACATTCGTGTTACCAGGTGCTGGCGTATCTAACTGGTATGCTGAAACTGTTCACTATGGCAACAATCCGTATCCGAAAGGCGATGCGATCTCCGGAGATACACTAACATTGCCCGCGACCAGTGCGTTAAACGCACGCGTCGAGATAATGTGTATCGCTGACGATGGTACAAATTCCACATGGAAAGCATACGCTGCTAGCTCTGCGGTTCCGACTGTCGGCTAATTCGTAGTTAACTAAAATATATCTTTATATTTCTCCCCCTCTTCGGAGGGGGTTTTTCTTTTGGAGATCAAAACTCAAAAATAGGGATCTGCCAAATTTTTTTCCCAGTAAGTTTTTGAGATTTTCGTTTTTGTAATTTTAAAACTACTTATTTTAAAGGAGAAACCCCATGAACCCTCGTAGAAGATTAATGTGGAGAAAGAAGGCCCGGGCAGCGACCAACGTAGACGTTGTTAATACTGTCGAGCCAGCCGCAGAGCCCACACTGCAAGAGATTGCAACGCAAGCAGTTGCTGAATCCACCACCAAGGCGACAAAGAAGGTTGTTACTAAAAAAAGAAGCACCCGAAAAACAACTACTAAAACCGTTACTACTAAGAAGAAATAATAAATTTATTGGTTATTTAAAACGAAGCTCAACATATGGTTGAGCTTTGTATTTATGAAACTATTTAGTAGTAGGAGGGGATACGTGTGCCAACAACAAAGCTAAGCCCATTATCACAAACCAGCGCGATTGTGCTCACCTCCACAGGAAGCACCGATTTAGTCACAGGCTCCCTTCCTTTTGGAATTTACACAGGATCAGCGGATTTTATTAGTGGTGCTACCGATCAGGTAGCTTATGTTTATAAAAAGCTCGGCGGCGATGTTGTAGATATTGAATTAACGCCGGCGAATGTCTACGCCGCTTATGAAGAGGCAGTATTAGAATACTCCTACATTATTAATCTTCACCAAGGCAAAAATGTCTTATCAAGTGTTTTAGGTAACACCACGGGTACCTTTGATCATAAGGGCGATTTAAAGACGGGCCCAACTAACGTTAATTTAACCTATCCGAGATATCAAATAGGGTATGGTAAAAAAGTAAGCGACACAATGGCCTCCGTAGGAGGGTTTGGAGGTACCATCGCCGAATATTCAGCCTCCTTCAAGCCAGTCGGCAGCCAACAAGATTATAATCTTCAAACAATAATCAATGACGCCTCGGATTCGGGGGTGGATGACGCGGGAACCGCTGTTCCCTATGCCGGCAAGGTGTCCGGTAAGAGAGTTATTATAACAAAGGTATTCTACAAGACCCCCAGAGCCATGTGGCGCTTTTATGGCTATTATGGAGGCATTGGAGTGGTGGGGAACATGTCAACATACGGACAGTATGCTGATGACTCGTCATTTGAAGTGGTGCCTGTTTGGCAAAACAAAATGCAAGCCATGATGTATGAAGATTCTATCTATACACGCACATCTCATTTCTCTTATGAATTGATTGATAACAAGTTAAGGCTTTACCCCGATCCCGGCTATTGGGACTTTAGTGATCTTGACCGCATGTGGGTGCGCTTTTATGTGGACGATCAAAATGCTTGGGAAGAAAACTCGAATTATGCAGACGGCACGCAGGGAATTAACAATCTAAATACGATTCCTTTTGACAATCTTCCTTATGCAAACATAAATTCGATGGGTAAGCAGTGGATTAGAAAATATTGTTTAGCTCTGTGTAAAGAGATGCTCGGTCAGATTCGGGGCAAATTCACTACTATTCCCATTCCTGGCGAGAGCGTTACGCTAAACCACGCAGACTTGCTATCGCAAGCCAAAGAAGAACAAACACAACTTAGGGAGAAATTGGCGGAAATGCTTAAGGAAGTCGAATATAAAGAGTTGGTTAAATACGACGCAGAAATTGCGGACGGTACTGCCACAGTCTTCAAAGGCTCTCCTCTGCCAATATTCGTGGGGTAACAATAGATGTCAAATGAATGGAATAGACCAAAAAGCCCGCCCCCTCCGTTATTTCTAGGAAAAAAAGAAAGAGATTTAGTTAAACAAGTTAACGATGAGTTAATTGAAAAAGTCATCGGCCAGCAGATCTTGTATTATCCTATTGACATGGCCACGACTGATTTTCATGAACTTTATGGTGAGGCTATAGAAAAAACGTACTTGCCGCCTGTACGAGTTTATGCTCTCGTTGAGTTTACCGACTTTTCAACCGAATATCTCGAAAGCGCCGGTATTGACAAAACTTGGGAAATTAACGTGCATTTCCACGAACGCCGGCTTCAACAAGATCAGGACATGTATGTTCGTGAAGGAGATTTTGTTCTTTATGGTAGTTATTATTATGAGATAGTGAAATTAGTAGAAACACGGAAGTTATTTGGTCAAGTTGATCATGGTTTTGAAATTTCCGCAAGATGCCGCCGCGCAAGGAAGGGACTATTCGATGCTACCTAGTAATTTTGATTTTGCAATGTTCCCAGCAGGAACAAGCAAAAGTACCCTTAAAGAAATAGGAATGTTGGCTTCCACTCTGGAAACAATTGACTATGCCATTACTTCATGGTTGAAAGAAGACTTAAAGTTAAGCGCACGCACCAACGAGGGCTTCACGCGCGTTCCTATATTATGGCAAACACCCGAACGAGCATACCAGATTAAAAACCAACAGTCTTTACGAGATGAGGGGGGCGCCCTCAAGTTACCGCTCATCAGCATCGAGCGCTCTTCAATTACCAAAGACCCTGAGCGAAAAGGCTCATTTCAAGCACAGATTTATTCTACTAACAAGAATGGTCGTACCGGTCGTATGGTGATAGCCAAGAAAATCAAACAAGATAAGACTAGAGCTTATGCCGTGGCCGATGGTCGCCGTAGTTATAATGATGACGGCGGATTCGCACAGCGATGGGTGCCTTCTTTTAATAAGAAGATTGTTATTCAGAGTTTATCGATCCCAATTCCCATCTATGTTAATGTAAATTATAAAATTATTCTTAAAACCGAGTATCAGGAACAAATGAACCAGCTAATTGCCCCCTTTATCGCTCGTACTGGCCAAATTAATTCATTTGTGATGAGAAGAAACGGACACCTGTATGAGGCATTCATAGAACAAGATTTTGCGCAAGCTAACAATGTGGCTAACTTAGATGAAGACATGCGCATGTTTAGCACTGAAATTAATATAAGAGTATTGGGATATTTGATTGGAGAGGGTGATAATGATGACCGCCCAATCATACGCTATCACGAAAATGCGGTGGAGATAACCTTTCCCCAAGAATCCACCATCAACCCTGCCACCGGAAGAGTGAGCAGCGGCACAAACGACAGCGTGTGGGGTGAACTTGGAGATGAGGAAGATATAAGCCAAAACGCCTCCGGACAGACAAAAGTTAAGCAGATCCAAACCGTATGGAATGCTACTCCGGACAACCTACTAGGTAGCAGAAGAAAAGGCCATGTTGGTTGGATAGATCCAGAAACCGGCGAAAGGAGGTACGAAAAGGAGCACATCGGTGATCCTAATTTTGAAAATAGTGCCATTCTCCCGACCAACTCCATTTATAATTCTGAGTGGTGGTATCCAGAAAGTAATGAAGGCGATGCAGATGCCGAAGACTCCACACCAGATTCGTCTGAATGCGATGATTAAGAGTACTCGCACTAGTTCCTGAACCAAAACGCGTTTTATTGATTCTCTTCAGGACTTTTGAACTTGAAAATACTATTTAATGGTGATTGTCTAACAATATAAATTAGTTGTTTAGAAAAGGAAGGGCCCCACAACATGTCAGTTAAAAGTTTTAAATTCGTATCTCCAGGAGTTTTTATTCACGAAATCGATAATTCTACTATACCTAAAAAAGCAGATATTATCGGTCCGGTGATCATCGGACGTGCACGCCGCGGCCTCTCAAT